GGAAAACAAAAGCACGACCAAAAGCAAAAGCACGACCAAAAGCAAAGGCGAAGGCATCATGATCGAACAGGTATTACTTTTTACTGACCTCCTTTGCCATATCTGTATTTTTGTGTCGGCCTTCTACGTTGTGATGCACAACCATGACCTTCCGCTGTGGCACGAGACTGGATTGTGGTATGTGGGCTTGCTGTGTCTGTTCAACGCGATTTTGATAATGATTGGCTATGCTTTTGGTGAGGATTTTCCGATGTCTTACCAGATACTGGGGCATCTGACTGAGACAATACTCAATATTTCAATGGCCCTGATTGCAATGACGTTTCTTTTCATCACTGTTAAGGCTGGCAAAGGCCGGAGGAGAAAGCGGAAATGAAATGGATTGGCAAGAAGTTTAAAGCATTAGTTTTAACCATGTCCGAAATGCAGGCAGCGGAGTTTGTTCTGGCCATTGTTGTCATATTTATTCTCGCGGTGATCGTATGATTCTCGAATCTACCATTGGCGGTATTGTAGGTGGTGTCTTCCGGCTCATCCCGGAAGGGATAAAATTGTTTGACCGCAAGAATGAGCGCGCCCATGAGCTGGCGATGCTGGAAGCCGAGATGAAGTTCGCAGGTATGCGAGCCGAGCACGAGATGCGCAAGATTGATGCGTCTATGACAATGGCTGAGATGAATGCCATTGGTAATGCGATAAAAGAGCAGGGGCAGACTGCCCGTGCAGCTGGGAAATTCGTTGCCGCCATAAGTGCGCTGGTCCGTCCGCTTGTCACGTATTGGTTTGTCTTCATGTATTCAGCAGTCAAGATTGTGAGCATGAGTATGGCTGTGTCTGATGGGGCCGACTGGAGAGCGGTGCTGGTGGAAAACTGGAACGCCGACGATATGGCGATGCTGACGATGGTGCTTACGTTCTGGTTTGTGGGCCGGGTTTACGAAAGAACGAGAAAATGAGCGATACAACAACTGCATTGATTGTTGCTTCACAGCTCGTCAAAGAGTTCGAGGGGTACTCCAGCAAGCCGTATATGTGCCCAGCTGGGGTATACACAATAGGGTATGGGGCCACCCGGTATGCGGACGGTACTAGGGTAACGATGGACGACCCGGAGATCACAGAAGACCAAGGCAGGGCGATGATGCTGACCGAGCTTACAGGGTGTGTAGCCGCCGCAGTTAAAGCCTCTCCTACCCTAGCGGATAAACCGCAGGAGCTGGGGGCTATAGCAGATTTCATCTATAATCTGGGGGCAGGGCGATACCGAGCCAGCACCTTGCGGCGTAAGATCAACGAGGGTGACTGGGACGAGGCCGTGGTGCAGTTGATGCGCTGGGTACGAGCCAACGGCAGGGTACTCAGAGGGTTGGTAAGAAGGCGAGCAGCCGAAGCTGCATATTTTGAGTAAATGACCTATGCCACTAAAAAAGATACAGTTCAAACCCGGGGTTGACCGCGAGAATACGCGCTACGCTGCCGAAGGCAGTTGGTATGAGACCAACAAAGTGCGGTTCAGACGGGGGCTACCTCAGAAGATCGGTGGGTGGGTGCGCCTGTCTAACAACTTCTTCCTTGGCATCTGCCGCTCTATGCTCAACTGGGTTACTCTCCAAGGGCAAAACCTTGTCACAGTAGGTACTAACCTCAAGTACTACATCGAGCGTGGTGGGGCTTACTACGACGTTACTCCTATACGTTCCACAGTAACCCTGACTGACCCCTTTACTACCTTCTTAGGCTCTGCGGTTGTCCGTGTGGATGACCTTGCCCATGGTGCGCTTGACGGCGACTTTGTGACGTTTAGCGGGGCTACAGCGGTTGGCGGTCTGACTTTAAATAACGAGTACCAGATTAGCCTGATCGACGAAGATGCTTACACTATTACCGCTGAGACTACGGCTTCTTCTACCGCTACAGGCGGCGGCACTGTTACTGCGGCATACCAAGTCAACACAGGTAACGAGATTGCTGTGCCATTTACTGGCTGGTCTGCGGGTACTTGGGGTTCTGGCACATGGGGTTTTGGTGGTACTACTGATGCGCCTATGCGGCTTTGGAGTCAAGCTAACTTTGGTGAGGACCTGTTCTTTACTTACCGTGGCGGAGCGCCTTTTTACTGGGATGCAAGCAACGGGGTAACTACTCGTGCAGTGTACGTATCTTCGCTTGCCGGTGCGTCAGACGTTCCTGTCATAGTTAACAAAGCATTCGTATCAGACATCTTCCGGTTTGCATTCTGCTTTGGTACGAACGATCTGGGTACTAGCGTACTTGACCCCATGCTTATTCGTTGGTCTGACCAAGAAGACGTAGCTAAATGGACACCTGCCGCTACTAACCAAGCCGGTAGTCTACGTCTCTCCCGAGGCAGTGAGATAATCACCACGCTACAAGCCCGTCAGGAAGTTCTGGTTTGGACTGATACAGCCCTGTACGGCCTTCAGTATTTAGGTGCTCCAGAAGTTTGGGGCGCGCAGCTACTCGGTGACAACATTACTATAGCTAGCACTAACGCTGCGGTATATTCGGGCAACGTTGCGTATTGGATGGGTGCCGATAAGTTCTACCTCTACGATGGTACGGTTCAGACGCTGCCCTGTTCGGTTCGCAGCTATGTGTTCAACGATTTTAACTTCTCTCAGTATGCCCAAGTTGTGGCGGGTACTAACGAGCGGTTTGATGAGATTTGGTGGTTCTACTGCTCTGCTGAGTCTACCCAGAATGACCGCTACGTGGTCTATAACTACATGCAGGACATTTGGTACTACGGCACTCTATCGCGCAGTGCTTGGATCGACGCTGACCTACGGGAAAACCCCATGGCGGCTACGTACAGCAACAACTTGGTCAACCACGAAGTGGGCTACGACTGCCAAGAAACTGCTACGCCGTTCCCGATTACAGCTACGCTAGTGTCCTCTGAGTTTGATTTGGACGACGGCGATAAGTTTATGTTTGTTAAGAGAATGTTACCGGACGTAACGTTTGAGGGTTCTACGGCTGACCATCCTGCGGCTACTATGACTCTATCTCCTATGGAGAACTCTGGTTCTGGGTACAACAACCCGCTATCAGAAGGTGGTAACAGCAGCGCTACGGTAACTCGTTCGGCTACAGTGCCTATTGAGCAGTTTACAGGGCAGGTCTTTGTGCGAGTACGTGGTAGGCAGATGGCGTTTAAAATAGAGTCCACTGAGTTGGGTGTGGCTTGGAAGTTAGGTATACCACGGTTGGATATGCGGCCTGACGGTAGGAGAGGCTAGTGGCAATAAGAGATAGGTTAGTACAAAAGGTCCAAACGCCTGCACTTCCTATACCTAGACCGGGGCCGCTTAAGCATTATCTGGATGACCTGAATAACATCCTGCGTCTGTTTTTTAACTTGCTAGCTAACATAGTTAATACCGTATTTGGAGAGTTAGGGGGCCGGTTTATTGACGTGCCCAATGCGTTATACTTCTCCACAGCAGACCAGCCAATAGCGGCGATAAATACAGGGCAAGTAGTTACGTTTAACCAGACATACTTGGAAAGCGGGTTTTCGATTAACGGTGCTAGCAATAGTCAGATAACTGCTGCGTACGCCGGGGTTTATAATTTTCAGTTTACTACACAGATTGCTAGTGCGTCGGCTAGCTCTAAGACAGTTTATATTTGGATTTCAAGAAACGGTACAGACTTAGGTTACACAGCAAAAAACTTTGTATTACAAGGTTCTAGCGACGTTAACGAAGCAACTTGGAACTTTAACTTAGATTTGACAGCGGGTGAGTACGTAGAAATGATATGGTCGTCTGATGGTATAGACGCCGCTCTTAACTCCGAGGCCGCAACTAGTCCCCATCCGGGCGTTGCTTCTGCTGTAGTAACAATTAACTTTATTTCGGCGCTACCTGAAACGCGCCCAACACCTCCGTAGGGTAGGGAATAACATGCCAAGAGCAGCCCCCACAGGAATAGCAAGTATAACCACGACAGCTCCCGGTCCTAACCGTATGGGGCAAAGTGAGATATTCCCTGAAACTGACTACTACTTCGGTGCGGATACTTTCCTCAATGATCTAGAATATATGGACATGCTTGAGGCTGCGGAAGACGAAGAGCTATTCAGGATGTTGGGCGTTAATAGCAGCGTTCCTACGCCACAGTTCCCTACTAAAGAAGAAGTACAAGACTACGCGGCCCAAAAATATGTAGATGCAGTAGCCGATTACATGCAGCTCCCTGCTGGTATAACTCAAACCGAAGCCAAACAAGCAGTAGAAGATGCAAAACGAGTACTTGTAGATTTAAATGTTCCACGCAGCACAATAGAAAGCGCTACAAACGATTATTTTCTAGAAGGTATAGATACCTCTCGTGGTATTCCCGGCGTTATGGGGCCGAGTATAAGTGGTGCTATATCTCAGGGTATTGAGAAAGGTTCTGAACTTTTTGGTATGGGCGCCGAAGGGCTAGCTAGTCTTGTTGGTGCAGATAAAGCGCTATCCAGTGCCCTACTAAATTTACCTAATCCGGGCGTTACGTTTGTATTTGACGAAAGTGGTAGAAAAACCCCTATTATTACTGGGCAAACTCCTTCTGGTACTCAGGTAGGTGTTAATGTTAACGACCCTTACGGTATTACAGACATAATTGAGGGTATGAGAACAGGCGACCTTGATATATATGACGTTATCGGTGCAGGGGGACGTGTAATAACCGGAACAAGTAAAGCAACCTCTTTAGCGGACGACGATGAGACTAAAAAGACAGGCGTAGAAACTGGCGTTAATGTTACCCTCGGAGGCGAAAACGGCGCAGACCCGGCAACTAAAGTAACAAAAACAACTATTGCCGATATACCTAAGGTTTCTACTACTGACAAAACAACTATTGCCGATATACCTAAGGTTTCTACTACTGACAAAACAACTATTGCCGGTATACCTAAGGTTTCTACTACTGACAAAGCAACTATTGCCGGTATACCTAAGGTTTCTACTACTGACAAAACAACTATTGCCGGTATACCTAAGGTTTCTACTACTGACAAAACAACCGTTACCGACATACCTAAGATTTCTACTACTGCTACTGACAAAACAACCGTTACCGATATACCTAAGATTTCTACTACTGACAAAACAACCGTTACCGATATACCTAAGATTTCTACTACTGCTACTGACAAAACAACCGTTACCGATATACCTAAGATTTCTACTACTGCTACTGACAAAACAACCGTTACCGATATACCTAAGATTTCTACGGCAGAGCTAGACAAGATATTAACAGGCATTGGCGGTCGCCCCGCAGTTCCGGGTGGCTATGACGTGCCTGTTTTAACTACTTCTGCGGATAAAATTCCTGCAGATAAAATTCCTGCGGATAAAATTCCCGGTGGGGGCGACGCTGGCGGGCTAGGACTACCAGAAGAAACTGCAATGCCCACAGGCGGTATGCGCGGCGTAGCTACAGAACAAGCCGGTGTTGCTGATATAGCAATGTTATACGACCCAAGTCTGTCTCTTGCTGAAAATATGGCGCGAATACTAGGCAAGAAGAAAAACGAACAAGCTGATGCAGTAGATAGCGCACTAATGTACGGTGGTGGTATAGTACAACCCACTGATTTAAATGCCGAAATACGTAGAATTATAGAGGGCCGCTAACAATGTCTTGGCTTACAGATTTAATTAAAAACCGATATACCACCGTAAGTAGCGGTGCTGGCCCTACTCAATCAAGACTTGACTTGGGTAATATAGCCAAAGACATAGGCGTTGCCGGTGCACTTTATGGTGTAATAAATCCTAATGATTCCAGTGGGTTAGCTAGTTTCTTTGGTACTGGTGGTAACCAGCAGCCAATAGGGTACACAGGCGGAATACCTAACTACACTGCTACTAGAGAGCTAGCTCCTAATGCTTTCGCGCAAACTTATACTACTCCTACTGGAGAGGTTGCCCCTCGCCGTCCCGGCGCTGCGGGTCGTAGATATTTTACTGATACTACGTTTACCCCAGATACTGGCACTCCTTTTATGGGCATTACGGCAGAGCAAATAGCCGCCCAAAACCAAGCTGCCCTAGATGAGCAAGCGCTTTTTGAGACCCTTTTAGGTTCGGCAGCAACCCAACGTGAAACAGCGGCAACAACCCCTACGGGCGGAATAACAACCCCTACGGGCGGAATAACAACCCCTACGGGCGGAATAACAACCCCTACAGGTGGCACAACAACCCCTACAGGTGGCACAACAACCCCTACAGGTGGCACTACAGACAGTACTTACACAAACTTTGTAAATCAATTTGCAGGTAGGCGGTTAACTGCCGAAGATGCAGCCGCTCTAGCAGGTAGTGGGTATTCGCTTAACCAACTTGCTACTAGTTTTGGTGTTGATCCTACGGAGCTAAGAACGTTTGTAAACTACTATACTGATGGCTATTCAACTACAGACGACGGCCTTGTCGGCACTACAGGTATGGGTAACTTGCTAGTAAGTCTAGGGGGTACTAGGAATGCTGACGGCACTATTACAGACAGGTTTGGAACTACTTATAGCGTTCAAGACGGCGCATGGCGCCCCGTAAGTGGGGGTGGGGAAACCGTTACAGACGCCACAACCGTTACAGACGATACAACTGTTACAGACAACACAACCGTTACAGACGATACAACTACAGACAGCACTTACACAAACTTCATAAATTCACTTAGAGGTAGGGAGCTTACTGATGCGGATGCCGCCGCTATTGCGGCTAGTGGATACTCGTTAAACGATATAGCTAGTGCTCTCTCTACGGCTACAAACCCCATAGACCCCCTTGAACTGCGTAATTTCGTAAACTACTACACCGATGGAACTACTACCACAGACGACGGCCTTGTCGGCACTACAGGTATGGGTAACTTGCTAGTAAGTCTAGGGGGTACTAAGAATGCTGATGGCACTATTACAGATAGGTTTGGAACTACTTACAGTATTCAAGACGGCGCATGGCGCCCAGTAGCAGACACAACCGTTACAGACGACACAACCGTTACAGACGACACAACAACCCTTACAGGTGACACAACTACAGACGATACAACTACAGGCACAACCGGCACAACTGACGCGGTAGATACTTTATTAAACACAGTTGAGCAATCTCTAGTCGCAAACAACGGTTGGATAGATAACGGCGATGGGACACTTACTACACCTTCGGGCCGTATTTACAATGATGGTGTGTTTAGCGACGCCGTAACTACAGACAACACAACCGTTACAGACGACACAACCGACAACACAACCGTTACAGACGACACAACAAGTACAGCTACCCTTACTGACGGCCCGTTAGCGCCTTCTTTCGATATGGTTGATGCGTCGGATGGTCTTTCTAAACAAGAGCAAGACATTATATACAGCGTAATGAGAACTAGCGGAGCCAACATAGCTGACGTAGCGGAGGAATTTGGTGCAAGTCAACTCGACGTAATTGAAGGCTTGTTGCGCGGTGGGTACGAAACCCCAGAACAAATTGCTGCCACTTTAAGTGCTGCTTCAGACACAGATTTTTCCGAAGAGCAGTTAATAGCCAATCTTTTAGAAACTAATAAGACTACTCCTGAAGAAGTCGCTGCTTATTATGGCATTCCTGTGTCGGCTGTCACTGCCCGCTACCGCGAGTTGGGTGGCACTAAATTTGCCCAAGGTGGTAATGTAAATGGGTACTACTTAGGCGGTTCTACAGATGGTATGGCGGATCAAATTCCTGCTACAATCAACAACATGCAGCCCGCTGCGCTAAGCGACGGTGAGTTTGTAATACCCGCTGATGTAGTAAGCCATCTTGGTAACGGTAATTCAGATGC